GTTGGTTTCCCGAATTCGTTGAGACAATACATTTTAGAAAGTGTAAGACCTTTCTATACTCAGATGAATTTCTTTCCTAAGATTGATGTATCTGATCGTGTGTATGACGCATATGAAGCATTCTCTCAAAAATTAGATGATATTATGTTAACTATTAAAGAATTTGACTTTAAAGACAAAGTAAATGATCTTGACAATTTTCTTACTGACAAGAAGAAGTTCTTTATTGTCCCTTGTTCTCTAATGTTTGCATATAATCTTGTGAACTTAAGCAGTGAATTTGGATATCAGAATATGTTGTATGCTACAATATCAGGACTAATGTTGAAGACAGTCTTGCCTGATGATTTGTGTGAATTTGTTAAGAAATTGTTTGAAAAGAAAGATCCAGAGGTCTTTAAGACTCAAGCAAATTTTTCACAAAATGAAGTAATGTCATGGTTAGTAGGTGTCTTCTCATTTTTGGTGATAGGATCTGAATATAAATCGGTCTTTGGTAAATCTAGAGTAGGAATAGTAGGACAGGTTCCAAAATTCTTTGAAGGAGTTAAATTTACTTTAGAAAATATTGGAGAACTTATCGTTAAGTTAGTTAGATTTATCAAGGTATATGTTTTAGGACATGATGATATAGAAAAAGCTATTTCAGGAATTGAAGAATTTGACATTTGGCAGGACGAAGTTGCAAAGATAACAACTGAATTTAATGGTCAAATTTTGAAATATGATTTAGATAGTTTTTGGCATGTCTGTAAAATACGTGGAATTGGAGAACAATTCGTATTGAAATTCAAAGGAAAAGATTATGCAGAAATGAGAACTTATGTGATTTTATTATTGAAGAACCTCCTTAAAGTTCAGGATTCTTTTAAGAATTATGATATTTTTGGAGAGGGTTCACGAATGGTACCAATGACGGCACTAATTAGTGGGCCTCCTGGCAATGGTAAATCTAACATAATGCATTTGTTGGCATTTGATTTACTTAATAGGTGTATTCCTGATGAATTGAGATCTATATTTGAGAGAAATCATGAATTATTGATTCATAGTAGACAAGCAGAAAATGTTTATTGGGATGGTTATTCACCATTGAGTTTTCTGACTATATTTGATGATTTCGGTCAAATGAAAGATGTTCCAGGACAACCTGATAATGAGTTTATGAATTTAATCAGATGTTCAAATTGTTTTCCAGCGCATTTACATATGTCAGCTGTAGAACAAAAGAGTAGTACTTGCTTTAAGTCTGAAATTATTATTTGTAATAGTAATATGAAAACATTCAAACCTAATTCAATATGGTTCTCTGAAGCTTTGGAGCGTAGGTTTCATGTGGCATATAAAATGTATATTCGTCCAGAATATGCTTTAAATGCTGCTGCTGAAGATCATTTGAGACGTTTAGATATTGAAAAAGTTAAATCTGCAATTGATCTAGACGCAGCAGAATTTGTTAGATTTAGTGTTAAAACTGGATTAGATTACGGCGTTAAAATGTCTTACCAAGATGTAGTAGATGAAATGGTTTCTAAACATAGCGAACTTAAAGAACATCATCGTAAGAAGTGCGAGATCTTAATGGGTCGCGCTTTTACTACACAAGGTAGGTTCATGGAAAGTAGAACCGTTAAGAAAGGTCCATGTGTTACTAAATTAAATGAAAAGATTGAAGAAGGAGATATCAAAGCAAATAAAATGTTG